AGTCTTTCAACACCTCGGTCTAGTTTGACATCAAGGAGACTCCCTAGCTTGATAATCAATGACTTGCACAAGCCGATTGGCCTGACTTACGATCAAAACACCCGCAATAATCATCTTGCTCTAAACGTGGCCAGTTCGTCACCCATTCGTATATGGCCGGGAATGAGTCTCGATAGCTTATGGATGGCACACGCTGCATCGTTGGCGGATTGCGACGGCACTCGCCATAAATAAACTCCTCCTTGCCGTTGACGTAAGGGACATAGTGCCGACACTTTGCGCAAGTCGGCTCGCATTCAGTTTGATTTTGATTCATAATTTTTATCCTTGACCTAACGGCTCATGCCCTCCTTAAAATAAAGACGCGGGTTGATGCGCTTACGACTGCAGCCTTTCCCGAATGGCCTTAGCTTGATTCACCATTTCCTCATGCTTTAAGGCCATTGGCTTGGTCAGCTCAATTCCTCTCTCAAGCTTGTCCAATTCCCATGTTTCAATATACGGATTCATCTTTCGCAACCACATCATAAAGGACGTGTGAATGCCCTCGATGGTCACGATGGCCTTGGACTTGTCAGGCGGGTTTAGCCCTGGTGGCCGCTCCTTGGACTCGATGCCTAAATCAAGCTCCATCTGTGCCTCTGACTCTGCCACGAAGTCTAGGCCATACGCTGCCACGCCGTAGTCACGGGATGCCTTGTGCCACTTGGCGCATTGCTTGCGCATGTAGGTCAGCTTTCTGTGAGCCGTTACCCATGCGAGTTGATCGGTGCCGTCCTTGTATTCAATCATGCCGTGCTCGTTTAGCCTGACAGGATCGGATTCGAGGATCATTACTGTGTTTTCGGTGATTTCCATAATGTGTTAATTTAAAGCTTCTTCCTTCCCTTATTCGTCAACGCAAACCCTTCGAAGTTTTTCAACCCACGGCACAAGAAATTCGTCCACCTGTTCTGGTGTCGCCTCGGCCCATGTCCCGTGCATTGCGTTTACGCGAATGATTGCGACAAGTTCTCCAGCCATGGTTATGGCCTCATCACGCTGGCGCTCAAGCAATTCAACGCCGTTCTTGGCGCTTTCCATAAACGCTCGAAAATGATCCCCATCCGTTTCTGGGTGATTTGCTAGCCGTATTTGAGAAAAGATCACGTCCGTTTTGGGAGTGTTGTGTGTGATCATGCCCTTTAGACCTCCGTGATCGACTTAACCTCCAGCCCCTCGTCAGTCGCCTGCTTTCGCGCAAGATCCTCGGTTTTGGCCTGAAAAATAAATCGCCTCTTGTCTGTCGTAATGATAATGTAGGATTTCATGTCTGTTTTGAAGATTTTAGCCTTTGCCGCCTGCTTGGCCGCTGTAAATGGATCGGTGGCTTTTTGCCGGAATACCTCGCGTGATTTTTGGCTTTTCCGGTATTTCAAGCAATCGAAATCCGTTCCAGATCCTGAGAGCAAATCGCGAATCCCGAGCACGTAATACGATACGAGCGCACGGGTGCATCCTAGCTCGCGTGCAATCTCAGATTGCGACCTGATCCCGTTTAGCTCATTGAGGCCGCTAGCGACTGCCACGGCGTAAATGACTAGCGGGCAGTTGTAAGACTGGATGATGATGCCGATGGCGCTGGCTAGGCTAATTGACTTGTTTTTCGAAACCTCGGCTTTGATTCTACGCAAAATCAAACGGGCTTTAGCAACCGAGATTTCCAATTCATCGGCCAAGATTTCCTCCTGAGAATCCAGCTCAGAAGCCAAATCGACGGTGTAAGAATCTCGTAATCGCTCGCCCATTGCGTTTAATTCATTCGAATCGTTTGATTTAAGCAAGGTTAAATTTTTGACCCGCACAGAAACCCTCGCAAGTGGTCCATGACCCACGTCCAGCCATGAGACTTGGTTGCCCTCCCATCCTGTGTGTGCAACGTCACACGGTCAGCCCTGTTGCCAATGCGCACCGTCCAGCGCCTAACTTTGCCAGTGCGGAAATCATGCCATTGAAGGCATCCAATCGCATCACCTTGTTTCCGTGGCATGTTCTGAATTTCGATTTCCTCCAATTCTCGAATTCGCTCAGGCATTTCCGCGTCTCGCCGTTCACGGTCGATCTTCCAACGGTATAAAGCCCGCTGTCGGTTTCGCTCGCTTAATGCTTTGGCTTTTCGGCGGTTGTAAAATCTCGGCATCTGGTTATTTCTTGGCAAGGTTGCTATAACTGCTTGTTGAGTGGAGAAAAAGAGCATGTTTCTGAGCCGTGAAAATAATTTAAGATTTTTCTTGCCAAACCCAAGCGGTTGGGTATTGTCCTTACATCGGCAGGCGATAAAGCCCCGATCAACCACACAATACCATGACAACAAGACCTACTCCAAAGCTCGCCCTCGCTCGCGGCAACAACAACACCATCGTCCTCAAAGTCCTCCACGCTTATGGCTCCGCCATTGACGAGTTGACCACATCCCTCGGCATCCTCCCTGATGGATTTGCGGACTCCCGCTCGATCATTTGCAGCAGTCCCCAAGAATTGGATGCTGCTCGCAATCAACTCGCTCCTTATTTCGACGCTCGCGGCGAGTGGGCGATCAAAGATGATTGCCGTCTTGCCGATTTCGCAAATCAACTCATTACAAAATAATAAATGAAAAATAAAGCAGCACAGCAATTGGGTCGCCTTGGCGGCAAAGCCAAGACAGAAGCCAAAGCGTCCGCAGCCCGCGCCAATGGCGCGGCGGGCGGTCGCCCAGGAATGTATTCCGTTTTGATCCGCCGGGAGTGGGGCGAGGATGAGTATCAGGCCGACAGTCTGTCCAAGTCCGCCGCCGCCGACATGGCCAAAGGACTTGTGGCCGCTGGCGAGTCCGGTATCTACGTGGAGTTTTTCCGCACATCGGATGGCCAGCGCGGGTATCTCAACGCGGATGGGAATCACAACATCAACGGCGAGGACTGGTCCTAACAAAAAGACACTCAACAAGGCACGGCAGGACAACCGCCATGAGCGGTCAAGTCCTCCGTGCTTTTTTACGTCCAGTGCGCTCATGTCGGTGCCTGCGTTTTATCGTTCGGCAGAGAAGGGCGCGGGGGGATGTCCATGAAGTATTCGGCATCATACCACGCCCAGCCCACGTCATCGCCATGTTCGTTGCATAGCATCCCGCCGTCATCAATGGAGGCAAAGTGCGTTTCGATGTCGCCGCTCGCCAGATAGACAAGGAAGAGTCGCGTTTCCTCATATCCAGCCCACAGCTTCCAGCGGTGTGACCCGTCTTCCATGTAGGCGATTTCACCAAGTTCCCCAATCGACTTCCACGGTAGCACGGAGGCTTTCTTTACTGCCGCCTCCGCGTCTTGGAGCGGCACCCATAGATCATCATCGTCCGGGTGGCCTTCAGTCACAAGGTCGCCGCAGCGTCTAATACAGCCGAACAAGGCGCGGATGGACAATCCGCCTTCTGGGGTTTCTTCTACGGTTTCCGGTGTCATAAAGTCGGTTCCTTCGGTGTGGTTTTCTCGTCGGCGGATGCCATCGCTTGAGCGTTCTCCGCATTGAATTTTCGTAGATCCAGTATCGCTTCCAGAGTATCCACGGCTGCGCACATTTCATTCCGCAGTCTTTTTGCCGTCGCCAGATCCAGGCCGTGCCAGCAGTAAGGAGTATCATCGTCTCCAGTCGGAACACGAAGTTCCACGGTGTCTTGCCCAAGGCGGTATCTAGCCGCAAAAGACGGAGAACCAGCCGTGAGAGCTAACCGCTCATTAGCATCTCTGTCGCAGCCACACTTAGCGCACGCAGATCCGTCATCTATTGTCGCGGTTGATCCGCAGGTTGGGCATTTATTGATCATTAGCTTTCCTTTCTCGCGGTAGCTCCACATCAGCGTTCTGCTGATCGGAATGGCGGTGCCAGAATCGGGACCGAAGGCGAGCTTCAGCGCATGAGAACCAGCCTTTTAGCGGTCCATTTTCAGCGAGGTTGCATCCCACTCGGAATTCGCAAGTGCTTGCGTAGGGGCAGAGTTGGCCAGCGGGGAAGCGACCACTATCATCAAGCCCGCATATAACGAGGCGAGAGTGGTGATGACGATTGGCAGCGCATACCACGCGGCGAGGGGTTTTCGTGTAGTCGGGCTTCCACTCTGATTCGGAAGAAGCACAACAAATCGTCGCATCCAACCCCTCATCTGTGGGTTGTTCGGCGGTGTCTGGCTTCGGTAATGGTTCTTGGTTTTGCATAGATTTATGGCTTTGATTCGGGGTGGATGGACTCAGCGTTAGGTGTTGGCTTTTTCCGCTTCTGAATGCGTGGACGGACGGTCAAGCCGAGAGCTTTGAAGCTGTCCAGAATCGCCTCTCGACGGTCGATGGCGGACTGCGCGTCGGATGTCCGCAGTCGGATGGCGATGCGCTTTCCTACGACCTTCTTGCCGATGTCGATCGTGAGTCTGAGCACCCAGCGCCGCTTGCTCGCGTCCCATGTCAGATTGTGGAGTCGATCCATTTCGCAAAGTGACCGCTTGGACGGCGGGGCGACACTAACGGCCGCCAGCACATCCCGCTGACGTCCCTCACACGGGACGGATTTACCCGCGATCCACGATTCAACAGTGCGTTGCGGTATGCGGGAAATTTGGACGATTTCAGCGACTGTAAATTTCCCTGAAATCCTAATACCCTCAAGGGTTTCAGCAAAGGAAATTTCTTTTTCTGACGGTTTGAAAAATCCGCAACCCGCAGCATTTTGGGCGTTTTTTCTCATGGGTCAGAATGGTAGGTCCTCATCTTCATCGTAATTTGTCGCTGGAACGGCCGGTGCCGGAGGCATGCCCGGCGATGCGCGGCGGTCTTGCGGCAAATCTTGAGCGCGTGACGTGCCTTCGCGCCTCGGCTCGTAAAGGTCCAAATTCTCGCAAGTGACTTTGGTTTTCCGCTGCTTCTTGCCATCCTTGTCTTCCCATTCTTCTTGGGAAAGCCGTCCGCTGATGCCGATCCGGTCGCCTTTCTGGACCGCCTTCTTCGCCAGATCGGCGGTCGCTCCCCAGAGAGTGACGCCAATCCACGCGGTCTTTTTGTTTTCACCCCAACCGTCATCCACGGCCAAGGTCAGCTGAGCGACAGCCTTGCCGCTGGGGGTGTATCTAAGATCGACTTCGCCGCCAACGCGGCCCGTTATGTTTACTGAGTTCATGGTGATTTTTTGGGTTCTGTTCAGCGCGTTTTGACCTTTAATGCGTTGTGAATGCGATAGGATGGTCCGTCGATTTCGAGGATTCCGCCTGTTTCCGTCAGTCGGGAGATGATTGAATCGCCCAAGCAGTCCACCAGCGCGGCCTCGGTCAGGTTGGCGATGACGATGGTTGGAGCCATCGCCCCGTAGCGGCGGTCAAGGATGTGGGTCAGGATCCTGTCTTCCCACGCCGAGTTCCCACGCTCCTGGACTTCATCGAGGATCAGAAGTTGCGTCTTCGCCATTTCTGAAACGATGTCATCCTCGGATTCCTTGGACGCCTTGCCGAAGCTGGCCCGGATTCTCAGGAAGAGGCCCATCGCGGTGGTGTAGTTGCCCTTATCCGGCGAGTAGTTCCGCATCGCCTCTGCCGCGAATCGGGTTTTCCCGGTGCCTCTTGGGCCGATCAGAGCGACGATTCCGCCGTCCTCGGATTTCTGCATGATCTTCGCGAAATGCCCCATCCATATCGGGTCCAGCTGAGGGCGCTGCCACTCAGCTCGGTAGCGTTTAGGGACGTTCGTCCGAGGGGAAATTTCCCTCGCAGCAAATGCGGTTCCCCGGATCTGCTCGGGAGCTTCCGGCGCTGCTGCAATCAAGGCTGCCAGGCCTCCAATCGTGGATGATACGTGTTCTTGTGTTGTTGTGTTCATAGTCTTGGGAGTGTGATTTTTGGTTCAGGGTATTCGGTGGCCGCCTTCGTCTGGCGGTGCTCCGGTTTGGTGCCAGGCTTGGCTTTCTCGTTCTCATTCCACAGCGACGCGTAACGCCTCAGGGCCGCCCGCCAGTCGGCGATTGAATGGCCGTGCTTCGTAATCCATCCAGCGGCCTGCTGCGTGTCGTGGAATGCCACAGCACAGACCTCGCTGATCGGGATCGGCGCTGAGGCGGCATAGGCTTTCGCCTGCTCGACGGTCGGGATCTCATGCGCCCGCCCGCTTTGAGTGATGCTTACTTCTAATTCTCCTTCCTTTCCCTTCTCCTTCCTTTCTCCTTCCGCTTTCGCAGAATTAACCAACGTTGGTTTTTCGTAGGTTTCCGTTTGGGTTTCGACGTTGGTTTTTTTAGGACGCCCGCCTTTCGCTCCGTTGGTTTTCGCGCGCTCGCGTTTCTGTTGGACTTCATCCTCTTTCTCGACCGGGTATCCCCAGACAATCAGATCGTTCCCTTCCCACGCCCAGAGGTCGCATTGACGCATCGCCTCCTTCTTCGTGACGCGGACAAGCTGCTGCCACTTACGATCACCCCAGTCGCTGCAATCCACAATAATTCCGCCATTCTCCTGGCCGATGCAGTAGCGCAGTAGGCAGAGCCAAGTCGCACGATCAACGGGTTCAGATCCGAGAAAGTTTTCAGAGTCCAGTGTTTGAATATTCAGATTGAGCCAGTTCATGATTAGAATTCTTCCACGGCCCATCCGCCGCCGTCTTTTTTGGGTTTCACCTTCACGGCGATGAACCGGAATGGGTAGAGGTCCGCCGCGATCTTGATCTTTGCCCTCGCATCATCCTGCCAGAAGCCTTTGACCTCGTGCATTTCCAGCTCTCCGCTGGCCATCATCACCGCGAAATCCGGGCTGTAGAACGTGTTATCGGCGAGCCTGAGCTTTACCCCCTCAAACTTGAACCACGCGATCTCGCCAGAATGTTGGAGAAGCTTCAGTCTTTCGGCATAGGCCTGCTCAGTCTTGTTCATCTGCCCGGTCTTGAGGCGGCCGAGTGCGAAGTTCCGACGCTGCGCACTCATTTCCCAACCTCCTTCAACTTCCGTCGGATCGTCAGCGCTCGGTTCAATTCTTTAAGGTGGGCTGGATTTTGATTTGGCGCGAATGTCAGGTTAGAGATCGCCGAGCTCACATGTTTTTCGGCAGCTAGCTGGCGACGAAGCAGGTAGATGGTTTGCTTCATTTTGGCGTGAACCACCTTGTGCCGACCGATTGTCATGCCACCCCCCTTTCCATGTTCATTGCCTCTTCCGCATCGACCAGCGCCGCGACGTTGGAGTTCTGTGAGAGAACCGCGGCGACGATGGCGCGAGCCAAACGGCGAGGAACGGCATTTCCGATCTGCTTCACCTGATCAGTCTTCGTACCTGTGAACTGGTAGCCCTTGGGGAATCCTTGAGCCAGTGCCAGCTCGTGGGGCTGCAGCATCCGGAATCGGATATCAAGCAGGTAGCGATTGCCATCGATTTCCACCACTGGGCGGACCAACCCGAAGCGGTCTTTACAAGTCACCGTAGGCGCTGGGCTATCGATGTCATGTGGTTGACCATTTCCGTAGAAACTCACAAGGAATGGTTCTACGAGCGCAATCGCTCCAGATGTGGCCACGGTTGGCGCTGGCTCACTGACAGGCCGCAACCGCCCATCGCTTTGCTGAGGCAAAAGATGAGGCTCGATCAAAGCCACATCGCCGCGGTTCCCGCAGACTGTCGGCATGGGCTGGTCTAGCGACTTGATGCGTGATTCATCGCTGCCGCTGGCGCCATTCGCGGTTTTCACGAGGAAAGGCTCGGCAATGTAGAGGTGTGGGGCGTGCGCAGTGATTGTAGGTGTGGGACAATCAATGTCGGCAGCATCACTCTGCCCCTTCATGTTTACAAGGTATGGCTGAGCAAGTGCATGGTGGTTTCCATTGGCGGTGACAGTGCCACATGGGTCATTCAAGCTCTTAGCGGTGTGATCACGGACGCCGCTGCCGCGCAACTCCACAAGAAATGGCTCAGCGACTCCGTGGCGGGCTTTGGTCACCACGGTAGAGAGAGGGTCTTCAATGGAAGTAACACCCGCGCCCGAACCTCCGGACGTGTGATCCCATGCGACGATATAAGGCTCAACCAAAGCTCGATGGTCTCGGGTTAAAACCGTTCCCATCGGATCGTCTACTGGCCTCGCTGGACATGCAGGCCCACCTGCCGAAATGATCACGCTTTTCAAACCGAACTTTCTCAAGCCAGCTTCGATCCTGGCCAGCGTCTTTGGGCTGAGCGGCTTCTTCCGTTCATAGATCGATCCTGCCGGCAGTGACCAGTCGATGATTTCACGAGCTGGCGTCCACCGGCGGGTTGTCATCAAATCCGGATGCTTCGTGTGAGTAGCCTCGGGCCAAACGATCTGCCGACGTCCACGCACACATTGCACAAACAGCCGCGTCCGCGTCGTTGGGTCTCCATAGTCGGCAGCGCAGAGTTGTCGATAGTCCGTCTTGTAGCCAAGGGCTCGGATCGCGGATAGCCATGCTTGGAAGATCTCACCTTTTTTGCTTTTGAGCGGGCGGTTGTTTGATCCTATCGGCCCCCAGGACTCAAACTCGGGAACATTCTCAATCAGGATCACGGGCGGCCGTAGAGCTTCCGCCCATCTGACCACGCACCAAGCGGTTGACCTCGACTGGTCGTTGATCGGCTTTCCGCCACGAGCGACGCTGTGATGCGTGCATTCCGGAGAAGCCCATAGCAGATCAAGCTCCCCCTCGCCGAACAGATCGCGAGGGTTCACCGCATCCACTCCGGTGCAAAGACTCCGCGCGGCCGGGTGGTTGACTTCGTGGGTGGTGATCGCAACTGGCCAGTGATTGATTGCTGTCAGCTCCGGTTTGCGCCCAAGAAACTCGGCAGCTTCCATCGCGCCTTCCGAGGTTCCGCCCGCTCCGCAGAAAAGATCGGCGATTCGGTATTTCACCCTTCCCCCCTTTCCCACAACTGACAGGCCGGCGACTTCGCGCGGATGTCGGTTTTCGGCCCACGGGTCCAAGCATGTTTCACCAGCCCACATTTCAGATAGGTTTTCGCGTGCTGGATGCGGCACAGGTGCTTGCAGGTCTTGCAGCTTTCGCCCTCAGGGCCTGAGCCCGGGCGTGAAGCGTAACCGCGTGCAGATTCATCGCGCTTGCCCTTGGTTTTGAATGTCCCGATTGGCCTTTTCCAAAGATCGACTTCTTCACTCACTCGACACCCCCTTCCACGTTGAAGAATCCGAGAGCGCCTTTCAGCGGACGGAATGGCAGTGGTTTGGCGTTCTCGATTTCAAAGCCGGATCCAAATGCAAACGCCATCAATGGCGGAGAGTCATGCCAAGCGATAACTTCAGCCTCTCCCACAATGCCGCCTCGCTGAAGATCATCGAAACTCGGGAGAGTTATGCCCTCATCGGAGGCGTGATCGCATCCAATCAGATACTCCTCGCGCGTCATGCTCTTACTGGCGTGGATCAACACTCGGCCTCGAAACTTGCGGCCCGAATTTTTCGGTTGCCAATCCCGGTTTTCAAACTTCTTGTGACCGTTCACGATCAGCCATGCCCATGGTTGACGGATAGATAGAGCTTTCACGCTGCACCTTCCGTTTCCACAGACATGTCAAAGAGTGTTGGAACGTCCACTTGAGAAGCAGCGGCTTCACAGTATCCCACAGCGCACCTCCAGTATTCCTCATTGAGTTCACTACCCCATCCGTTTCGTCCCATCTTGATCGCTTGGAACGCGGTCGATCCAATCCCTAAAAACGGATCATAGACCACCTCGTCGGCATTGGTGTAGCGAGTGATCAATCGTTTGATGATATCGAGCTGGAGCGGGCAAACGTGCATTTCCTCATTCCGTCGGCTTTGCTCACTGTTGAGCGTTCGCATCCGGGCGATGTCGGTCCAGATGTCAGCATGGCGGGAAATCGGCGGGAAGAGCATGAATGAACTCGGCAGCTTACCCATGCTTTCCAGCGCCTTGCAGATTTCGACATGGCTTTCATGATCGTATCCACCTTCCAGCGCGTGTTGAGTCCATATCCGTTTGAGATCGGTCGGACTCATGTGTTTCATGATCTCAGGATCTGGCAGGCGGTTGCCGTTCGAGCGCCAGTATCCGGCAGCGTCGAGTTGCCAGTCGGCCCGGGTGTATTCTTCTTTCGGTTTTACCACCGGCACGTCTGCGTAGCCGTTGGATTGATCGCTCGGGAGCTTACGGAAGATCAACACATACTCTGGCATTCCTGCCCCCATTTTCGAGCTATCCTTGGCGTTCTCACTCCACCCGAGGCGATACGTCTGATTGTTTTCTCTCACGACGTCAGTGTCGATGGTGATGCGAGCCATGAAGCGGAATCCTGCCTTGCGGAATGCGGCCACCGTCATATCGGAAAAAGGATCAACCGTCGGGAATCCGTCGCCAGTGACATTCCCGAAGCGAATGCGGTCCTTGACGTGGATGGCAGCGATCCTCCCGGGCTTCAACACCTTCAAGAGTTGCGGGCAAAGGTGATCCATCTGTTCAAAGAATGCATCATTGTCGGAGTTGTGTCCGAAGTCATTGAAGCTCGGAGAGTATTCGTATTGATTCCCGAAAGGGATGGAAGTGAGTATCATGTCCACCTGATTCTCAGGCCAATCCATCAGCTCCAAAGTGGTATCGTTTCGGATGACTCTAAGGCGGTTTCCACGGACCTCTGCCCGCTCGCCTCCAGTTGTTAGTGTGCGGATTAATTCCATAGTTGTGTGTGTGCTAAGTTTATATTTTCTCATGATGCCAGTCATGGTGCGCTGAAGCTCATCGTGGCGCTGCCACTTGGCCTTGAGGTCCGCGACAATCGCGTCTTCGCTGTCGAGGTGGACGATATGAATGAAACATTTGAAAAGCTGTTGGAATCGGTGGACTCTGTGAATTCCCTGAATGAAATCCGCAAATTTGTAGCCGACTCCTACGTAAATCATCAGGTTGCATTGCTGCAAATTGACGCCCGCTCCATACATGATCGGCTTGGATAAAAAGACGCGTGTTTCCCCGCGCTTCCAAGCAAGCATTGTTCTTTCGCGCTCTTCGATCGATTGCGAACCAGTAAGTGAAGAATAGCTTATGCCGTTGGCGGACAGAAGCTGCTCAATCGCCTTTTGCTCATCATTGAGGTCGCACCAGATTATGATCTGGTCAGATAGCCCATCGCGGATTTCAGCAATTCCAGATTGTCCCTGAACATCCCGAGTCCCGCATTGCATTTCATGCAAAGCAAGCCCCTCACTTTCCCCGTCGTGTGGCAATGGTCCACATAGAGATTCTTCCCCTCGGGTGGCGGGTTGTTGCAAATCAGGCACCTGCCCCCTTGTGCTTTCTCCATCACCGCGAATTCTTCCAGCGTCAGCTGATATTCCCTCTTGAGCTTGCGGACCCTTGTTTCCAGTAGCGCACGGGTCCGGTTCTTTTGATAGAAGTCCCTTGATCTTTCCTTGAGCTTTTCGCCGTTTTCCATCTGATGATTTTTTTGGAGTTCCTTCATGCGCTCGGGATTCTCCGCCCGCCACTTCGATGATCTTGCTGCGTATTCCTCTTTCTTCGCGGCGTAGTTTCTCGCATTCCTTTCCCGCTGCTTTATCAAGAGGTGCTCCCTGTTTTTGGAGTAATAAGCTTCCTGATATGCCTTTCGGTCTTCGGTCATGTCGTATGATTTCCATCAAATAAGCGATCCGCAAGCCTATACTCTCACGTTTCGTTTCAGCGGATTCCTTCAATCCCACCGCTTGATCCATGAACATCTGAGCTTGTCCCCATCCGTCAACTTGGGACCATGCTTTTCTGTGATCGACTTCCAGCCTGTGCCAGTGGACGTGGATTTCTGGCAGATCATAGCCTTCGTCCGAGTATCCAAGATCGGACGGCCGTTGAATGAACGCGGCCCAGCTCGCAAGCCATAGCCAGAACTGCTGCTCCATGTGAGGGTAAAGCGTTAGATTTCCAGCTGTGGAGCTATCCCGTTGGAAAAACCGGGTCAGAGCCTCGCCCGTGTCCATCACCCCAAGGAATCCAGCATAGTGAATCAGCTCCTTGTATCTGTTCGGCGATGGCGTTGCGGTAAACACGAAGCGATATGGAACCGATTTGAAAAGTGGTAGAAAAGTCTGATAGGTCTTGCTCCCGTAGGATCTCAAAACGCTCGCCTCATCCATTCCGACACCTTGAAACAAGTTCACGTCAATCTTGCCATCACGGACGGATTCATAGTTCGTGACATAGATCCCCGGCTCTTGAATCTCTTCAGTGCGGCGAATGAACGTGAGATCTAAGCCCATCGCGGGACCATCCGATTGTGTGAACTCTTGACGCACTCCAAGCGGGCAGATGATCAGGAAGCTACCTCCAGTTTTTTCGCAAACCCATTTGGCAAGTTGTAAGTGCATCCGGGTCTTGCCGAGTCCAAAGTTTGCAAAGATCGCCCGCCGTCCTCCACGGATTCCCCAAGTGCAAATGTCAACCTGGTGAGGAAACAGTGATTCATGCGGGGGCGATGGCGGCTCGAATCCACAAACCTCTGCTTGAGGGATCTTCGCTTTCAGAAACTCGATGTAAGCCACCTTTTCCGGCGAATCCCCGCTAGCTGCTTCCACGTCACACCTCTTGGGGAAACAAGACGTTTCAGCTGGCACCTTTGCCACTAGCGGGTTTTCGACATCGCCACTCGGTGATGAGAAATCTGTGATCATGTGGCCTCCTTTCCAAGAAGCATTGGCATGATCTCTTTGCGTCTAGAACCATAGTAAATCACAAAGCGATCGATGGCGTCAGCCATCTTTTCAGTGTCCGAATCAGGATCACAAAGAACGATGTGCGGGGCCATTCCCCGGCAGTAACTCATGAAATACCATGGAACATCGCAGACAGCCATGGAGAATTGAACTTGCGGACGGTATAGCTTCGGCACACCTCCCTCCACAAGATAAGCGGCGTGATTCTTGGCCATAGGGCATTTCAATTCCAGCCCAGCTACAATCTTTCCGTCTCGATAAATCAAACCGTCAGGGGAGCACCCAACTACGCCCTTGTATCGTATTTCATTGGTGACGAATCCAATCTCCTTAACTTCAAGTCCCGTGGTTTTGGTGAAGATTTCACGGGCTTCAGGTTCGAGGTCATTACCCCTGTCAGTGTGATGATTCCCGGTGAATGAAGGTAGCTCATCAGGCCGGATGCACTCTGCGGTCAACTCGATGGCATAGGAATCCCATTGGCTGGAATCCTTGCCCGTTGGCGTAAGGATGCGGTCCGCGTTGGATGCTGTCACCCGTCCCTTGCGAGCGCGGAACCACTCTTCAGATTGCTGGATCATTTGAGGCCAGATCTTCATGCCCACTCCTTCCACGCTTGGTTGATCGAATTCGCGAAACCTTGAGCCTTGGCGATGTTCGACGAATGCGTCAGACCTTCGCGGGCTTCCTTCAGTGGCTTGAATGCGGCAAGGCAAGCAGCTTTGAATGCTTTCCACTCTTCATCAGCGGTCGTGTTGCCAGTGGCGCTTTGTTCATCGCCGATTGATGGCGTTGTGACCAACGGAGCGGGCGCAGATGCTGTGTTTGAAGCGTTAACCCAAGGCCCTTGCTCGACGTTCGCGGGAGCTGTATCAGCGGCGATTGAAGGAACTGCGGGCGGCTTGTTGGCTTCGGCAAGCGCTGCCTGTGCTTCCGCGGCCTCGGCCTTTGCGGCATCCGCCTCAGCCTTGAGCTTCGCGGCTGCATCAGCGGCCTGCTTTGCCTCGTAGCGGCGGAGCAATTCAGCTTCTACCGCCTCTCGACCTTTCAGTTCCAGTTCGCGGGCGTCCATCACCAGGTCTTTGCCGAATTTCCCGACAAAGCGCTCGATAGATGCGCGGGCCTCGATGATTTTCGCCTGTTGAGTGGTTTGGAAAACACGGCAGGCGGTCCGCATACTTTCCAGAGTGCGCTTGCCCTTGATGGCGTTTTCCAAACCAGATAGGAAATGCTTCCGTGCGTCACGAGGGTCAATGTCGAACGCGGCGAGAAACTCTTCCACGATCTCCGATTTCACATCGTTCTTGCGCTTGGCGATTAACTTTTCCAGCTCAAGACGTGGGACGCGGATTTCCTCAGCGGTTTCGTTCAGACCATCGACGAGCGCCTTCAATTGCTCATCAAATGCCTGAAGAGCTGCGGCGCGCACCTTGTCCTCGGCTTCCTTGAGCGACTTCACGTCCAGCTCGGCTTGCCCAAACTGTTCGTCAGTCTTGAGGTCCCTGTTGATGTTGCAGAGCGCCTCGCGAACCAGTTCGCGGAACTCTGGCAGGTTGTTAGTGATAATTTCACCACGGGCTTCAATGGTGAGAGGGATGATTGAAAATGCTTGGTTCATGGGTCAGAGAAGGTCAGGGGTTTCGGTTTCCCAGTCGATGTTGGGAGCGTTGGATAGGTCGGGAGCCTGAGTGAATTCGGCAGCTGTTTGCGCGGCCTTCCGATCCCTCACGGCTTCCGACAGTGGCTTCGGTGTGTCATCGGCCTGCTTGAACGGGTCGATCACTTCGCCGCTCGCCTTGCCCTTCGATGGTGTTACGTCGCGCATTCCCGGTGTCTCTGCCGCTTCGTCTTCATCCGTCACGCCGGAGAATCCGAAGGCGTAGCGAGCGCATTGCATGAGTGCCTTGTGGCGCAGCATCCGGTGCTCCATCTTCCAAGGATCGGTTGCGCGTTTGCACTCACTCAGATGCTCGGTCACTGAGATTGGACGATTGCGGTCCTTTCTCCACAATTTACAGGTGATAGCTTCCAGCTTCCCTTCGTCGCCGTAATGCTCTTCGAACTCCATGCCATCCATGGCGGGGTGATCATTAACCATGGAAATCCATCCATCTACGGAGACGACCGGGACGATGCCTCCACCTTTCGCGGGGAATGCGTAGATTTCCTTCGTGAGAGGGTTGAGCCGGTATTCGTTCGCTACCACCACAAGGGCAAGTAGCTCGTCATCCGTCGCATTCTTGAAGACGGTGGCCTTCAGAGTGGACATAAGCTTGATGGGATCGACGCTCAGGCGAGCGCCCATGATGTTAAGCGCTGAGACGCGCTCTGGTTTGATTGCAAGTTGTGTGTTCATGATGTGTGTTCTGAAACTAAAGGGGAGCCTTTCACCCCATGGCCGCTTCGCTTTGATTCTCCAGCTTGAGAAACGTCCCTATGGGAATTCCGTTATTACCAGGGCAGTGCCAGCCGCCCGCGGTAGATGGGTTGTGAGGTTTTCTCCTCGATCTCTTGCACGATGCGCTCGAACTCCTGATCCTTCGCGTCCTGCAGGTTGGTGAAGAGAAGCTTAAATTTCACTGATCCGCCTGAAATGACGAATCGGAGACGCGCTCCAAGCTTGTATTTGTCGCCATGCTCAAAGAGCGGGATTCCCAACGTGAGCAGGCGCGGAACCTCGACGGTAGTTTCCACATCGTCCTGATAGCAGAGCTTGGTAGATCCGTTCTGGAGATTCATCTTGCCCTTGAATGATCCTTGCGAACTCGCTTCGAGGTCGGTCGCGATGGAAAGCAGATCTTGACCAGACGGAGTAAGCACGTCCTCGAGATGATCTTCGAGGAAGTTGGCAAAGTCAGTCTGGTTCATCCATTCCAGTGTCTTTTTCCACTCCTTGAGCTTACGGCTTTCGGCGAATCCGATAACTGCGCGGAGCTGACCCCATCCGGTCGCCCGGTTTTCCACGTCGCTCTTCAGGTCGCGACCTCCGGTTTGGAGGAAGTCGAACACCGCGACGACATCGCTCTTCTCATTGTCGGCAAAAACCTTCGTGCGGTCGTCGCGGTGATCCGTGATCGCACGGCTGAAGCTCTCTGGAGTCAGCAACGTGAGGGTGCCGGATGGATTCTCTGGACCGCGCTTGGATGCCTTCTCATCCTCCAAGAATTGGGGCCGAAGATCGGTTTTGACGAGATCCTTGTGGTGGATCAGAACCCCGGGAAAGACTTCAATTGGAGTCTGTGATTTCAAGCCAGCCTCGAACGCATCGAGAGGATTGCTTTCTGGAATGGCGGATTTGAGTGTGGCGGCTTCAGCCGCGATTGTTGTTTTCATATAGTTATGGGAGATTGGTTAAAGGTTAGATTTCGGCGTAAGTGGCCTTTGGCGGCAGACCGCATTCAGCGCGGCGCATGTTTTTGATGCGGAGCCTCTCGGCCTTGAGCATCCCAATCGTCACCTTCCGTGAGTGGAAGCTTTGATAGTGGGGCTGCAAATGATCGTGGTTGTTCGATTCTCTCGGCATGACTTTAGGCTTCTTTGGCTTCGCGGACTTCCTGAGTTTTCCCGACAGTGATCACCTCGCGGATAGGAAGCTCGCGCTGGTTCGGGTTTGAGGTGACGAGTTTCCCGTCTTCATCCACCCAGAAGATTGAGCCTGCGAGCTTCTGTTGTGGCAGCTTTGCAGACGGCTGGATGGTGATGGCTACTTGATTGTCGGCACCGGGGATGATGGTCACCTTGACGTTGACCTCTGACTTCGCTCCGGTATCGACGGCGGCAGAAAGCGCGCGTTCCAAGAACGTGCTGCATTCGTTTCCGGCAATCCCCTTGCGGTGAGTATTTAGGAGTGTGGCGAACGCGTTCGATGGCGCGTCTTCCTGTGGTAGTGTGCTGTTGTTTTTCATGGTGTGTTAACGGAAATAGTTATATGCAATCGCGATCAGGCCGAATGAGATTAGCCCGGAGATGGTGATGAGGACGATCAACGTCCATTCGCGCTTGCGACGGCTCGGGTAGTGGATGATGGGTGTTTTCATAGTAATAACTGGTGGCGCATCACATAGATGATCAGCGCGATTGTGGCGGCGATCCCCATGCAAAATGCTAGGGCTTCTTTCATTTCGATGGTTGTTTACAGTTGAGTCCTCTGCGCCGTGCTTCGGCTTCCAGGCTCTCAAGGCGATCTCCACCCCATTTGCCGAGATAGTCTGCCGCCCTGAGTGATTCAATAGAATCCAACAGATACAAATCAGGGTAGGTTTCGATGGATGGCCTTCCGTTGTCGGATGGCTTGGTGTCTGTGTAAATGTGTGACATGAGGGTTAAAGGTTGGGATTCCCCGCTCGGGAGTTTTAAAACCAGTAAACAGCAGGCATTGGAGGTCGCCACCTATCCGAGCGAGGGAAATAGTTAGAGCGTCGGGACCATCCCGGTGAACCGTTCGCGGTCGCGTTTGGCCATAGCTTCTGAGAGTTGCTTGCGGACCTTTTTCAGATCGAATCGCGGGGAGCGTCCGATCAGAAACTCCGCCTTGATCTTGCCCGCCCGGTGGTGGCGAAGAAGCACCTGCGAATTCATGCGCAGCTCGGCAGCGAGTTCGACAGCAGTGAGGAGCTTGCTCATGGCTCCACCTCCTGATATCTATCAGCCAGCGCGAACCAGCGGGCGGCGCGTTCACGTTTTCCGGCGATGGCCCAGTTGCGCAGGCCCCATACCAGAGCCATGATGCGGATATGTTGGCGGTCCATGGCTTAGGCGGCGTGAGGGTTGGACGATTCCAATGATGGCCCGCTGAATTTGATCTCACCGGATTTGATCCGTGCGATGCCGTCAAGGATCAGGACACGGGCGAAATTTGATTCGGAAGTCCCGCTCTTACCCGCAAGGGCTTTCAGTTCGGATTTTGCTTTGCCGAGCGGAACATTGACCCGGCCCTCTTTTGATGTTCGCGTTGCTGACATGCCGGATACTGTTTCCAATTTAGGAAACAGGTAAAGAAAAAAGTTTCCAATTTAGGAAAAAATATCTAAAGGTGTATTCATGACCAACCATCCGATCAATGAACCAATGCGCCAAATCACACTCCAGGCCATGCGGTTAAAGGGAATTTCCCAAACTCAGATGGCGGAAGCTGTTGGAAACGGAAAAGCGTGGGTGACTAAATTTCTCGATGGATCTCTGAAAACCATCAAGGAAGAGAACATGCACGCGATTGAAGACCTGCTCGGAATAAAGTATTTCTCAATCGAGAAAGCTGCTGGCACCCGCTCGCCACTTGCTAACAAGATCGCGGCAATCGTAGATTCTGATCCTGCGTTTGCCAAGCTGGCAGCGGCTCTTGATTCAGCTCTATCAGAAGCGCGAGGCGCATTCACACCTCGATACATACCAACTCAGGACATGACCAAGCTCGGCCAAGAAATCATCCGCCTTGCGTTTGCCAATGAGGACAAGCCCGGCAAGGTTGCCAGAGAAGTTTTGAAATTGCTCGCCTGAGTTATGGAAAGAATTTCCTGTTTTGGAAACTCTCTTCTTGCATCCAGGTAGGATGTGGGTATTATCCCGCCCGTCGAGAGGTGAGACTCAAGCGACAAAGACTTCGGAGACGCCTTGAAAGCGACTCCAGAAAGGCCAGCCCGGTTATTCTCACCTCCCGGCGCTGGCCTTTTCCCTTTCCATGGGTTGAGACATCCGGCCTGTTCAAATCCGCGCACAGACCAAAAGCGAGCGGCGAGCGTGTCCCAAGGGTTAAAATCGGGCGGGACCAAAAATAAAGCCACCGATGGGTCACTCCGTTCCCTTCCATTTTCCAATGGGGGGAAGGGGGGTATTGAGAGGATGATGGATAGGATTCAGCAAGGATTGACTAATTTACCAAAATACAATGAACACCAAAAAAGAATACCCACTTGCCGCCGTCCGCATCCGCGTGATGAAGCGGGACAAATTCCGATGCACCTACTGCGGAGCGTCTGGAAACGACGTGGAGCTAGAGATCGACCATATCCACCCAATATCCAAGGGTGGGAGCAATCACATAAGCAACCTCACGACGGCTTGTCGCTCGTGCAACCAATCAAAATCAGACGGAAAACGTGAACCAATGAAACAATCAAGACAAACCTCTGGCCTAGTTGGAATCTTCATTCACACACTGAAAGATGGCCGAATACACAATCAGGGAGAAATCATTGGAACAGATGACGAAGTGTGCTTAGTGCAACGCTACTCTTGGTTGTCTGGATGCCCCACGGACGTAATAGGAATTCCAAAATCTGACATTTTAAATCAAGAGAAATGCCGTATGTATTCTTCGGGAGATGATGCGGTTGAAGCGTGGAAGGAAGAACGTAGGCGAGTGGAGTCTGCCGATCTTTATCCTCGTCATCAATTTTCAAGAGATCTCGACATTGGAGTTGAATTCAAAGATTTGTTTTCGAATTCAGAGCCGAGGAAATCTCCTTGAGCCGAGTCAAGACCTCGGCAATGGCCAAGAAAAACACTCCCGACAAGGCGCAACAAATTACCCCGGTGATAAGCTGGAAAATTGGCTTTCCTTCTTCTACTGCCGCCAAGGTCACGCAGATCAAAACGCAAGCCATGGCGATATTGATCCATCCAAAAAGCTGTAAGAATCCACCGACAGAACCTTCCTGAATTCTTTCTCGTGGAGGATCTGGCGCAACCTCTGCCGCCGCGCTTCTGGAGAGATTTTCAGCCTTCAAGGAATCCAGTCTCGCAGACTCAAAAGCAGCTACCCCGAACCGTGACAGATCGTCGAGACTTGCCCAAGGCTCCGCCCCATCTCGGCTGACCATGGTTGCCGCGCTCAATCTGCCGGATTTCGCCGCTGCCTGAATCGACTCCAATGGAAGGGGCCCCATGGTTTTCCCGCCTGGCTCGCCGTAAAAATACTGTGCACTCATCGCCGCGCTTCTATCCATTTTTAGCCCGTCCAGCAATTACAATCCGCCACCTGAATTCTCGGATGAGGCGATGAAAGGGCGATTTCCTGATAGATGCTCAAAACCCTTAGAGCCACATAGAAACCTTCACCATTCGTAATGAATAGGTCGTCGGTTCGATTCCGACCAGCGGCTCCAATTTCCCCTGAAATTGCGTGATTCTATTTTACTAAATTTTACTTGTCTTTACTCTTAATGAGGCGATAAGGGCGGCATGGCAAAGCGTCCGGACTTCGAACCTTGGGAGAGTGAACGCGGCTGGGTTGTGAACATCCCGAAGTCGATGAGCGTCTCGGGAAAGCGGTCGCGAAAGTACTTTTCCAGCGAGACGAAAGCGAAAACCTACGCGGCGTCCGTCCGAGCTTCACACACTTCCGGCATTCGCGGGGCGATGATCTCGGCCACTCTCGCGCTTCAGGCGGCGGAGGCGGAGCGCATCCTTGCCGGGTCAAGTGTTTCACTCGTGGAAGCCGCTCGGATGGCCGTCGCGCAGATGGGCGGTGCTGAGTCACGCGAGACGTTCGGAGATCGTTACTGGCGAGCCATGGCGGCAAATGAGGGAACATGGTCAGACAAGTATCAAAGCCAGATGGATGACCTCCCCAAGTGGCTTCCAGAGTCGTTCATGAAGCGGGCCTGCGGTGTGATCGACCGGAAAGCCGTTGAAGCCGCATGTCGAGAAATCCGGCCATCCTTGAAGCAGTCCTCGCTTGATATGAAAGCCTCTCGGATTCTGGCGATTCTCAATTTCCGGCCAAGGCACAAAAAAGCGGGCGGGATTTCGATCTTGGATCCTGGTCAGGTTGGGAAATGCTTGCGGGTGTGCGAGACTCCAGACGAGCGGCGGGTGGTTGCGGTGCTGTTTTTCGCGGGCATCCGGCCTGATTCTGAATTCGGGGAAATATCCCGGCTCGAATGGGATGCTTTCGGGGAGTCTGAAATTTACATTTCCAGTGATGTCAGCAAAACCCCGAGTGATCGACATATCCCGATCAGCGGGCGATTGAGGCGATTGATTCGCGGGCATCCGTCGGAAGGGATGGTAATGCCGACCGGATGGAAGAAACGCTGGCAGCGAATTCGGCGAGACGCTGGAATTTCCGACATGATCGACGTCACTCGGCATACCTATTGCAGCAACATGCTCGCAGCCGAGGGAATGGAAGCCACTCAGGCGGCGATGGGGCATGTTCCGATGTCGCAGACGACCCGGCGCCACTACGTGAGATCGGTCCTCAAGGCTGACGGGATTCGGTTTTTCCGTTGAGCCATGCCTTGCGTTTCGCGCACTTGCTCTCCGGGCGAAGATCGCGAGTCGCAGGGTCGATGCAGGTCAAGTGCATCGCTCTTGCAATCGGCGTCGCCACCATCGCCACAAGGTCGCCCAAGCCACGCTTTGCCGGAGCGGGCTGAGTATTCGGCGGCGTCCGGTAGATCGCCCTCAGCTCGCCCAGTGCCTGCGAGCTGATCTCCAAGTAGTCACCCTCGATTGTGCCGCGTGCGGTGACAGCCTCGTAGTAGCCCGGTGGACGGTCCTTGGCGGCAGCGTGGATTTTAGCGAGCGGGAGTCTCATGGTGCGGCTGGCTCCCATGCCGGGTCAGGGTAGCCGTTAGGTTGCATGTTTTCTTCGTCGGAGATATCCGGCTCGTATCCTTCGACGCAGGAAAATTTTAGCACGCTTACGGAAATCGAACCTGCCGTGGCCGGTGGTAAAACCTCCACAGCGTCCGCCGAAATCTTTTGGACACTAGCGCCCGCTGATGCAAGCGGCACTGGCAAGCATGGTTTGCCCGTGCCTGCCCATTCGTAGGTGGTGATGACGGGCGCGGATGGCGCTTCCTCTCCCAATGTTGTCACCGTCGCGAGCCACACTTTAAGGTAGCAGGTCCCGCTCGGCAGGTGTCTCAGCCGATACTCAATTTGCGTTTTGCTCTCCGGTGGCCCGGCATTCTTTACCGCCGTCGATTCCGCCCCTTGGCCTTCCGTCCATTCCGAAGACTCCACTTCGCTTGGCCAGCCTGGGTAATCAGGCGGCGTGCATGGCTCCACAGGGGTCGTGTATTTTGCCTGTCTAGAGATCAAAAAGGTCGTAAAAGCAAAACTCTCAGTGGATTCTTGGCTGAAGATTCCACCCGCAAAATCAAAATCGGCATTCGGGAAAACAGCCGGAGCCGCCGATGAAGATGCCACCGACCTGTTAGACGCTGGATTTGACTCGGAGCTAATGACAAAAGTGCCGGTCCAGACTCCTGTCTCATCCGCCGTCGTCGTGTCCGTTGCCAGGTCTGTGTAATTGTATCCGAACTCCGGGTCAGCATTGGTCGAAATGCTTGTCTCAACCGAACTCCAGCTACCCTCTACGAAACTCTCCACACACTCGCCATCGACCACCGCCATCGTGTATTTGAGCGATCCAGATTCCTCGACCGTGATCGTAACAGACGAGTAAAAATCACCCTCTCCCGACTCTGAAAAATAGGTCGAAGATCTCGAATAGACCATCTCCAAATCCGCATACACCTGCTCCCGATCTTCCGCCGTCACGTCCGGGTGACTTGGCAGCACAAATCCACAGGTCTCGCACGTCGAGGAACGATACTCCAGCTCCGGCGCGGCGCACGGCGGCTGCTGGCAGCAGTTGCACCCGCCCCTGCTCATAAAAACGTCACCCCATGGAAGGGGGCCTCCGCCGTGAACCAATTCCGGCAGATCGTCACCGGGATCGGTCCAAACCTCAAGTTGTTCGCCGAAATCTCCGCCGCCGCGCCTGATCCCGTCACCGTGAACGAGCCGATCTGCTCGTGGTAAATCGGCGGTGCATCTACCGGCATTTCCGATGCTTGTTCCAAGGTCACCGAGACCACCGAACCCTCAGTGTCGTCGATGGTCAACTTCGCATAAATCACCCCTGAGCCGGTCGAAACGGTGAACTCTTTCACCCCATCCGCGAACCCGTCTGGAACCTCACCAGACACCGTCGATTCCCGGATTTTCAGCTTGTTTCCACCCGTCGAAAACAGCTCGAACGGCATCTCCACTCCACCATCACCGCCACCGCCTGCCGTCACCGTTTCCGGCCCGTCGTAAGGCCCGATGGTGTCTCCATTCGCAGAGATTCCATTCTCCTTTCCGATCTCGTCGCCGGTCCGCTCCGACTGCGTGTAAACATTGTGCGGCCGCTTGTTGAGCAACCGCAAATAGTCCAAAAAATCCTGGAACGACAGCTCCGGATTCGGCCCGAAATAAACCGTAGTCCGACCCGCCGCAATGTCATAGCTCACCCGATGCACCGGCGCGTCCATCGTAGTCCATTCCCCATTCGCGCAACCCGTCAGATTCAGTTTCTTCCCGTGGAAAAGCGTCGGATAAATCTCCTCGCCCACAATCGTGATTTGACCCTCAAACTTAGCCGCGTTCAAGATGTTCGCATAGAACGCGGCCGCGATTCCCACTGGCACGTCATCGGCCGCCGTGAATGATGAGATCCCCCGGTAAGTCTTCGTGGTCGCATTCGTTGCGATCACTGTGAAAGATGGAGGCAGCGCCTTGATTTTCTTCTTCTCCGCATCCGTCGCGTCCACCGCTTCGACCTTCATTTGCACCAGCACACGGCCCACCTTTTTCCGCATCCATTCCGTCACCTGACCCTTGACCAGCTCCCTCGGTAAATCCGACCGACTGCCCCCTGGAATCCGCACCAGCTTCTCGTCGATAGGAGGCGACTCGTCATCGCTCGAAGCGATCACGGCCGTAGTCCATTCCGTGATATCCATCTTCGCATCAGCGATGTCCTTGATCGCCGGGAATTTGATCTTCAGATAAGCCAGCGCGCCGCTCTCGGTAGTCGGCAAATCCCGGGTTTGGATCTGCTGCTTTTGGATCTGCACTTGCATCCCCGCAAGCTCCACTGACGTGACCAGAACACCAGCCGCTGCAGGAGCCACAAGCTCGGCATCCGTCACTCCGGGATATTGATCGACCGAGAGAGTTCGGTAAACATTGTCACCGATCAACCCGGCAGTGATATAGCAGATTCTCACCCCCTCAGGCACCCGGTCCTCGATCTCGCTCACCTCCACGCTTTCACAATCCGTCACCGCCACGCTGACGGCCGTTGCGCTCGCCCTGGGCGTCACGCTAAAAGTCGGCGGAGAGGTCGTGTGATTGATCCAAGGAACCCAGTCAGGATAGTATTTTAAGCACTCCCGAATCACCGCCGCGCAACTCATCCCCACCGCTTTTGATGGCCACAACATCATCCCCGCAGGAATGCTCCCCACGGTCATCGACACACCCCGCGCAACCGCGAAATTCAGCGCCTCCAGAATCTGCTCACCGACTGAAATTCTCACGCCGGAAGAGTTCATCCCGAGGATCACCGTGGGGAGCCACGCCGTCCCCGTGTAGTCAGTCTGACGGATCGCCCACGGCTCCTGATAGGTCAACCGCTCCAGGTCCGCCCAGACATCCTCCACGGCGTAGTCAATCCCCTCGCTTCGTGAGTTGCCAGCCTTCGAAATCCGCCTCGCCTTGCCACGGAAAAATGGAACCGAATCCTTCGCAATCGTGATCGTCGAGCCATAAGGGAAAGCCTCCGTCGCGTCGAATTTAGAAGAAGCCCTCAGCGTCACCGAAGACACCCTCGCCGCGTTGAAATCCACCCGCACCACCGTCAGCCCATAAGACTCGGGAGGGTTTCCATTGATTAGCCAAACACTCATCGGTTTTTGAGTTGGTTTTGAAGGATTACAATCTGCTGTTTCGCAGCCGCGATTTCAGATTTGAGACCAGCCACGGCGCTGTTGGTTGATCCTCCGAGTTGCGCCAACAGAGTCGCCATTTCGGACAACTCTGCCGCCGTTCCTCCGTCTTGCAGTGCCGCCGAAGCTTTCTCAATCGACGCCCGGAAATCCGCCGATACGCCATCCGGGATGAGCTTCTCAATTCCTAGACCAACCTTGCCAGCATCCGGCCCGCGCCCTGCATCACGCTCGCGTTCCCTTTGTGCACGCTCTGCAACCCGCGCTTGCTCATCCGCAGCACGCTGATCCGCAGCCGCCTTTCGGTCCGCTTCCTCCTTCAGTCGATCCGCCTTGTCAGCGCCCAGTCCTGCCACCCGGTTCACCGTCCCTTGCCGCACCTCGGCCCGTTGCACATTCGCCACCGCGTCCACCTGAGCCACCTCGCGCTTCTGCCTCTCAAATTCATCCTTTGCAGCCTTCTCAGCCGCCCGTGCTTCATCTATTTTTGCCCGCAGTTCGGGAGACGCGCTTTCTGAAATCCTCAGCTTTGCCCTCTCCTGGCTTTCCTTGTTGCTTTTTTCGAACTCCGTAAAATTAACAACAGATTTCGCGCTGCCGTCCTTTTGAAGTTCCGCTTTCCTCTCATCAAATTCTTTTTGAAGTTGCGCCAAATCCGCGACCGCTTGATCCTGACGCTTTTTGTTAGCCTTCTCCAGCGCCTCCCGATTCTGCTGCGTCTGACCCACATTCGAGAACTTCTCTTGCAGTCCAGCCCGTGCCTCGATCTGCCGCCGCTCAATCGCCGCCAGCGCCTGCTCCTCGTCGAACTTCGCCCGCTCCGCAGCCACATCCTCAGGAGCCTTTCCGGCCCTCACCGCCGCCGCATCCTCACCGTCACGCTTCGTCGCAGCCAGCTTCGCCTCAGCGTCTAACAAAGCATTTGCATCACGGATCGCAGCCGCCAGCTTTCGGATCTCAGCCTCTTGCACCACCCCCTTGGCGATCATCCGGTCAATCGCCTCAGCCTGACTCTTTGCCGTCGCGTCGATCTGCTCATTCAGCCCCGCGAACGCCGTCGCAATCGTCTCCCCGGTCGTCAGCTTCAGCAGCGCGGAAATCGGATCGCTTAACGCCAGCGCCCAATTCTTCGCCGTGTCGATCTGCTCCGCCATCGCCGCTTCGATTCCCCGCAGCTTCACCAGGTCGATCCCATCGAAAGCATCCTTCACCTGTCCCGCCGTGCGAGCCGCTGCACCCGCCGCCACGCCGATTGCTCCCATCGCCAAAGCGATCTCCTTCTTCCGCCCGATAGATGCCCGTTCACCCGCATCATCATTCAGCTTCGCAGCATACTCACGCGATGCCCGTTCCTTCTCCGCCATCGAGGCCAGCTCCTCATCCAGGGCAAGCTTGTCCGCCCGCGCCAATTCATCCACCGCCTCCTTTTCCGCAGCCAGTTGTTTCAGCCGCTCTGTATTCGCGATCTCCCGCGCTTCACGGATTCTCTCTCCCGCCTCCAGCATCCCGCCGAAGCCAGTCGTCCCGCCGGGATTCTCCCCCAGATCCTTCGTCGCAGCCCCCACCTTCCGCACCTCCGCAGCCGCCTGGTCAGCCCCAGTCGCTGCGATTCTAATCTCGATATTTTTCCCGTTGGACATCTATTTAAAATGGATTGTTAGGGCCTCGCGAAATCCCCATCCGCATGAACTGCTTTATCACACCCGTCCGAACTCCGAACTCATTGACGAAAAAGCCCAAGAAGTCTGCTCCATTGACGTCTGTGATGAAGTTTGTAAACAGGTTCTGGACCGGATAGCCCGGCCAAGATACCCGAGATGATAGATTGTAGTCAGTCAGAGTGACGTCCGTAATGGTGATCTCCCAGTCCAGATTGGAACTAGCCGTCACCGCCGCGCCCGTCCACCCCAGCGCAATCAGCCGGGCCTGCAAGGCCGCCGCATCCTGCGGCATCGTGTAGCTCACCCCGAGCAACGGCTGCACCACACCCGCTATGGTAATCCCCGTGATCGGATTGTTTCGAGCGTCGCCCTTAAAAGTCCCGTCCCCGAAAAGTGTCCCAGACTTCAGGCTTAAGCGCCCGGCCTTCACGGCCGAGTCGATTGGATACTTGGATCGGACCCAATACATATAATCCCCATCCCCCACAGCCACAGGAGACCCCGGCGATGGAATCCAATCAGAGTCCCAGTTCACCAGATCCTCGCTCCGTTCCGGCTTGAAAAGCAAACTCCCAGTCGGGTCAAGAAACCCAGTCACAGCATCACCCGTGAGAGTGTTTACCGGAGACAGCCATCCAAACTCGGCCCATTTCTCGCCGCCCGAGTTCACCACCCGAAACACGATCCCATCACCGAAGGCGTCTTCCAACTCTTCAGGAAACGTCCCGCCTCCACCCGGCGAAACCACCAGCCCGCCACCCCCGCCACTTGAAATGACCGCCAACGGCAACCGCCGCTCAACCACCGATCCGGTCGCCACATAATCCACTCGCACCGCGCATCCATCCACCTCCACGGACGGGCGACTCACCACCGCATCGAGCAGGTGACGCGATCCAGCCTCCGTCCAGAACATCACCTCGCCGGCGCGCTCGTTTTCAGACTCCAAGTCAGCCCCGTAAACCATAGCCTCCGCATGAGACGTTAGAACTCTCCGCGTCGAGAAACTCACCGTCGTCGCCAAGTTTCCACGGTGAAAGACGCGCGCATTGGCAGACCTCACGCGCAGGTTCTGTTCCGCCACATGCTCCCCGCTGATTCGGAAATCCACAGCCCCGGAAAACTCACGCTCGCCAAGCTCATAGCTCCCTGCCAAAGGGTATCTCTCGCCCAAAGTATTCAACACGATTCTCATGATCCCACAACAGTTGGAGTTCCGCTGCCGAATCCTGGAAACGCAGCCCATCCCGTGGTGTTAGGCCGTTGTCCTTGCACCGACCATGTGCCCGTTTGCGTGGCCCCTGAAAAGTAACGCATAACCCACAGCCAAGTCACATCAGTCGCCACCTGCCACGTCGCACCCAGCCCACCCACGAATCCCACTCCCGGCGATAATTCTGGGAACACAATCCGCCCGGCAGGGATCGAAACCGCATCCCGAGATGCCAGCGCACCGTCACCGGCGAGCACCCATCGAGCTGTGCCAGCATCATTATAGAGCCAATAAAGCGACGATGATGCAAAATCCGCCGTAGCTACCAAAACCCTGGACGCCGTCGATTGTGAACCCGTCGCCACATACCCACCCTTCGGTGCCAGCGCGACCAGCGTCGTGGTGGACGGCGTGACGAGATATCCCTGATAGACATCCTTCCACGCACCGGACCCCGGAGCCGCAGCGTTGCCGTTAGAACTCCACTGCCATCCGCCCGGGAAATTCAGCGCCCAGGGCGTTGTCACCCGAGTCATCACGCCCGTCGCGTCCGGCGTCAGGCTCCCGGTCACCGTCAGAGTCTCAGGCAAGCCCTCATTCACAATCGCCCCGCCCGTCGCCGTGTAATCCAGCAACACCGTGCAACCGATCACCCGTCTCTCCGGAGGATTGATCACCATGTCCATCAGCCAGCGGCTCGACACCGCGCCACCCGGGGCCACCGCATCGAGCACGAGCACGCCTTGCCGTGGGATCAGTGAGTCGTGGTCCAGGCTGTAGAGAAACGCAGCCGCCGGCGTCGCGAAAACCCGCGTCGTGGAAAAGCGGATCGTCGTGGATAAATTTCCACGATCCACCACCCGCGCACTCGCAGCCCTCACCCGCTGGATCAACTCTTGCACAGACTGCGCGGAGATCGTGAAATTACTCGCGCTGCTATGCGTCCGCTCATCCACCCCAGCCTGACCGGCCAGAGGGTAAACCGTTGATCCGACTTTGAGGGCGACTCGCATCTCGGTTAAGCAGTCTGAGCGATGGTGAACAGCGGATCAGGAGTTCCAGCCGTGATCGTCCGTGTGGGAATCCACTCACAGGTGCCGATGCGTTTGACCTGGTTGCCATACTTGAACTCCGCATCCACCAGCGCGGCCTTGTTAAGAGTGAACGTCGGAGATCCCGTGCCAGTGCCACCCAGAACCAAGTTGTTAGCCGATGCCAGCGAAGTCCCCAGCGCCTGGTCAGTCTTCAGCGCCGTCATGACTTGCGCCACGGTAGGACCGACCGGGATGGCCTTCACGGAAATCTCAAGCCCCTGGAACGTCATGTCCACCGTGCCAAGTCCATCCACCGCCTGCTCTGCAAGCTGAAGCGAAAAAGCTACCTCCCAACCAGCCTCGGACATAAACGAGGACCACGGTGCAGAGCCTCCCCACACCGCAGAGGGCGCTTGCGTCCAGATGTTAGTCAGCACAAATCCGGTATCGCCAGGATAGGCCACCGAGGTGGACGTATAGTATGCCGCCGCGTTGGTCGGATCGGTGGACTTCGCAAGGAGGCCAGTAAATTTCACCTCGCCGATGGTCGTCTTGTCCACGCCCATGCGGATGTTTGGCATCTGAGTGAGGCTGGCGTTATTGACATTGTAGCGGATGCCGTCGCGGCCATGCACTTGCAAGGCCCGGTCCGTCGCGCCGTAGATGCTGGCACCCACCTGGGTGGCAGCATAAGGCCAAAGCACCGCCGCAAGCGCAGTGGTAAACTGTCCGGCAGGCTCGAAACTCACTTCGATTCGGCGGTCGGAAAAACGCTCATCCACCGTCCCGAAATGAGATGATCCCACCTTGAACCGTGTGTTGACGGGTTTAAGCGTAACGTCTCCCTTGCTCCAAAAACTGGAACCCGCGAAGACGATGAGGGCTGGCCCGGTGATAATAGTAGTTCTGTCGATAGCAGGCATTTTCTTATTTTGTTAGTGTTTCAAAAAATCATCATTCCGTGATCACAAGTTCCAACACATCCCCCGGCGGCATCCCTGCCAGATAGGCAGCGGCTCTCACCACCGTCCCCGGCGCCAGATTCAAAATCGGTGTCGTGTAAAGCGTCTTCGCCGGACTAGGAAAGCTCCCGTCAGTCGTATAGCGGATCGAGCTGCCCGCGCTAGCGCAAGAAAGGCTCAATGAACTCGGCGACCCGCTCCCACCCGACAAAGCCGTCGGCCCGAACGAGATATCCGCTGTCGCAGGCTGGCAAACCGCCCCGGTTCCATTGTTACCAGGAGCAAGCTCCACCGTCACCAGTGCCATCGCCGGAGTGGAGGCCATGATCAGCGTCCGGATCTCCGAGGCCGTCAGATAAAAAGAGCTGAAGTTCGTCCTCAAAGTCACCACGATTGCCGTCCCCGTGACCGCCACCGAGTTCACCCCGGAAGACTGCATTACAAACCGCACCGTCGGAGCGGTCCCAGTCCCCACCTGCGAGAAAATTAAATCATTGTTCGTCCCCGCAAAGGCAGTCGTCAAAGCATTCGGCACAAGCGTCCCCTCCGCAAATGTCGGAGTCACACCGAGAGGCCTGCTCACTGGATTCATCCCAGATTGAGCGAAAAGCGTCACCATATGCGAACTCATTCCCTCGGGAACGGTTTGAGGCGCGATGGGGGTTTTTTCGCCGTAAATGACATGACTCCCGAGGCTGGCTAACTGAAGAGTGTTGAGGATGTTTAATGCGGCCTGCGAGGATCGCTGAAGCGTGCCTTTTGTCGCGGAGCGGTTGATCACAATGTTTTCAATGACCAGCACCCGGACGCGTATTTTAAGAGGTGGCCCCGGGAGGTTTTTATCGGCTTCCACAACGTCAACTTGCAATACGATGATCGCCAAGCCGCGCTTGCCAGTAGATCCGACCGTCTTGGTGCCGAGGCTCTTTTCCAATCGGCTGTTGAAGTCTCCCTCATTGTCCGAAAAGACATGCCCCTTCAACGATGGGGTAGCGTGCAGGATACCGAGGATGTCGGCCTGCATCACCTCAAGGACTTCGTCGTTGTCGATCATGGGTTTTAGAAATCTAGTAGGGCGGATCCTCCGTAACTTGGAGTAGATGTAGCAGAGTCGGTGGATTCAGATGGATCAGCGGCAAAGGCTTTCGGATTCATCGTGGGAAGAGATTCCAGCATCTTTTTCGCGGCGTTGTATTCATCGCGGCGGGGATCCGTGACACCTTCGGTCACAGGTGAGAGAGCGATTAGCGCGGTGCGAGCGATGATGGATGCATCGAAAATACAGAAATCCGGCAGAGTGCCAGCTGCGCCCATTTCCGTGACTTGTGGATTCGAACGGATCGCGCCTCGAAATTTCGCGCAAGTCTGAATGACGATTTCAGCCAGTCGGTCAACAGCATCGCCCGCGACATCGGCATAAGCCTCTTCCTCGCTATCGTAGAGGCGGGCTTTGACGTGATCGGTGGTGAAAGTGATCCAAGGCATGGGTGTTGAAAAAGTAAGCCCCCGCCGCCTGGCAGCGAGCGGGGGCCATGAGCACACAATCAATTTACAAATAGAATTACTTACCAGCCTTGGCTTCCGCTTCCGCTTTGGCTGCAGCTTTTTCAGCCGCCTTGGCGTCAGCTTCGGTGGAGCCTTCCATTTCGGCAACTTGCTTGAAGTGAATGAAGGCATCGAGAACAGCGCCTTCAGGAATGGAGACTTTCGACCCCTTTTCGTGATGCTTGCCGTCGATGTAGATACCCTTTTGATCAATGACCTTGAAATTTTTCATGGTGGTGAATTGTGGAGGTTTGATTACCGAATGGCTTAGCTGAGCACGGCGCTGAAGTAGTAACCGGCACCAGATGCGACGACCTTCTCGTCGGTGTATTGACGAGCACGGACGATGCGAGAATCGATCTCGTTTTGGTCGTAGCTGAAGGTCGAGATACCAGCAGGGCCGGAGCCTTCCATCGCCGTCCAGTTGAACGTGCGAGCGAAGTTGAGCGCCTTGATGTCGTCTCCAGGGGCGGAGTAAGAAAGGAAAGCTTCGTTGCTCCAGATGTCGCCCAAGCTGGCGGTTTGACCTTCTTGGGCTGTGTTGATGAGGTCGCCGGAAACGGCGATTTCCAGTTCCAAGACGGCTTCGATTTGCCGCTTGGTGAGGATACCGTCGGTATTGGCGTAGTAGCCCTTCAGCTCGGGAGCTTGGACCAACTTCCGATAGACGTTGTAGGGCAAAGTGAGCAGGTTGGGAACCACACCGATCTGGCCACGGATGACGTTTTTCCCGGCTTCAATATCGGCGACGATGGTAGTGCCCGAAGACGCGCCCCACTTCGTGGAAGGCGAAGCGGTTTGAGTGACTGCACGGGCAAGGTTGCGAACGCGGATGTCATGGTTGATTGCGACAACGCGAACGCAACGCTCCATAGCTGAACGGTCAGCCGCGAAGATGCTCGCGAACATGCGGATCTGTGCGGCATCCATCGGCTCTTCGATGCCGTAATCCTTACAGAGGAAGGTATCGTCAGAGAGTCGAGATTGAAGACGCTTGAATCCACTGGAAGGAGCGTGGCTGATATCCGTGGGGATGTCTGTATGGTTGCTGCGGTCGTAAATGTAAAACTCAGAAGCATGCAACGGAGTGTTGAGAACAGGCGCGATTTTCAGGCCGACAGTAGGCAAGCCCACCATGTAGCGCGAAGCGATCCCGGTCAGGAGCGGATTGAGGAGAGGAGTTTTCATCGTGGTGATTTAGCAGTTGAGAGTTATGATGGTGGTCGCGTTATGCGATGGTGCGGAATGCGTCGATGATCTCGATCACGTCATTGTCAGCAGAGCTGCCGTGACTGACCTTTTTGCCGAGCGTATTTCCAGTGGCCATGGTTACCACCTTGCCACCGGTGCCCCATCCGACGTTTGCGCCTTTGGCGATAACGCCACCGGCCTTGACTTTGACGGTGCCGCCCTTGCCGAGCAGACGCACATTCACATTAGGGTTGCCCTTCTGCTTTTCCTTTAGCACGCCAATGGCGAGGTTTCCGGAAGTGGCGAGCTGAATGGTGCCTTCAGCAGTTCCCAGCTCGACAAGGAATCCCTCTTTGTCGAGGAGGGCATCGAGAGTTGCTTCCTTGAAAGCTTTGTATGCGGTGTCTTCGTAAGTGTCCACGGTATTGGATAGTTGGAGTTATGTGGAGGGGTGAATGATTAACCGAGAGTTTCCAGGTATTTGGAGTAAGCGGTCGGGTCGGATGCGACGACGAGACCGATGGCTTCGTCGAAGGTCTTGGCATCGCCAGCGGCAATAAGAGCCTTGGCTTTGCCCTCGAAGTCGGAGGCTTGAACAGGCTTGCCGTCAGCGGCGAGAACGATTGCTTTATCGAGGCCCTGATTAACCTTCGGCAGCTGGGCGAGGATCTCTTCGGCGAAGGTGTCGCCTGCTTCGATCTTTTCGCGGAACTTGGTTTGCTTGTCCTCATCCTTGGGAGCAATGCGGCCATCGGCTACAGCGGCCTTGACGAGGGTCTCGGCGCGATCCTTGCGAGTCTTCTTCGCTTCGGCCTCGGCAGCTTCAACCTTGGATTTCAGGCCTTTGTTTTCCTCTTCAAGAGAGGCGGCTTTCGCGGAAACGGTCTGATGGTCAGACTTGAGTTTTTCGATGGCCTGGACGGCGGCGGTTTCAGCGTTCTCAGCGGCGGCGCTGATCGCGAGGGCGGCAAAAATGAGTTTGGACATGACTGGTGGTTTGGTTGGTTCGTGATCAACAGCCGCATCACTCGCGGCGATACGCGGAATCTCTCGGAAAGCGGGTTCGTTGACCAACCCGCCGAGTGGTCCCCGTGTTGGCAAGCCGTCAGGCATTCCGTCATCACCCATGTAAAACTCTGGCGAGAAGTAGGAGAAATCCTTGCCCTCGATGGCGGTGCGTCCGGCACCTGTCCACTCCACCGAGCACATGATTCCCTTTCCCGCCTCGTAGCGGAAAGCCTTTGGAAGGGCGGATGCAACGCCGCGCTTGTGTTCGAAGTCGAACCACGGGCGAACGTTAGATCTATTGCGCTCATCCAGCAGCTTTTGAAGAGATGCCGCGATCTCAACGCCCTTGGCGGCCGGCACCTTTACGGTGATCGTCTTCGGCTTTCCGTCAACGGTGGCGGTGATCTGGTGTTCACCTTCTGGAAGATAGACGATCTCGTCCGGAGTCCCGGTGATGGAGGATGCGAGCGCGGCAAAAATCAGTATGGACATGGGAGCGGTTTACTCCCCTGTCCTGTCACCCGCCACATGGGGGAGTGGTCCCCGGTCAGTCCACTCGTTTCAGCTCAAACCGCACATCGGTCCAACCGAAGGCGCGAATAAAATCACCGGCCCTCTCGTTAGCGATGCTCGCCGCAAATGGTTCATCTGGCGATGATACAAAAAAGTAAAGAAGCAGATCATTTCCTTTGAAGAGCCTTACTTCGTGCGAGGGCCTAACGATCATGCTTCGTGCTCCGTATCCGAGCAATTCACCGTTTTGACTATCATTTGAGACTCTCACGATTGATTCAAAATCAGTCTCCCCGTCACGACGGTAAAATTCCGGATCAGCATCCAAAATTGGCCGGACGGCTTCTTTGCGATACACAAACAGCGTTCCTCCCGCCGATTTCACCTCAACGTCAGCAGGAATAACCGGTCGATAAGCAGCCTGAAACCGTGAAGCCACATCGGGGTCTCCCCAAGGCTCAAAATACAGAGGCTTCCGTCCCTCGACAGCAGCAGCGATTTGCGCCTCTATTGCCCGGTCAGAAGTGCTTCCCGGATCTGAATCACCCTTCGGCTCCGTCCATCCGGGGTAAACATTGCGGCTTGCTGCTCGGATAGCTTCCGCTGCTGCTTTGGCGTCGGAGCTTTGATCCTGACCGGACCTTCCGGGGTTGCCAGGAATGCCTTCCATTGCTGGTTTGAGTTGATTGTTCGGCGATTTTTCATCTGGCAGCACCGAGATAATACCAGTAATTAGCTCAGTCTCAAGCACGATTTTGTCCCCGTCGTCACGGACTTTCAGGCCAGGATCAGGTAGCTCGGAAATCGCCTTCTTGTATTTCGCGGCCTTGGCTGCGTCTCCTCTTGATTCCGCATCCAAAAGGCCGCGAGATAGCATTTCCCGGCGAGCGTTCTCACCCGCCCTGCGACCAGCTTCACCGGCGCGCTCGATCGCGGATCCTGAACGTGATTCGCGTTTTGCTCGAAGCTCTTCCAAAAGCTTCGCCTTGATGTCCGGTTGCATCTTGGCAGTGGAAGCGGTCAAGCCTTCGTTGATCGACTTATCTGGCATCTCCCGAACCTCCGATTCAACATCAATGATTTCAAGCCCCATCTTCCGCGCTTCACGCCGTGAAACGTCTTCCTGAGTCACGCCAGACTGAAATCCGTATGGCCCCCATGGCACGCCAAAACCTCCGATGTCACGGGCGTTGTGAAACTCTGCCCAGCGCGGATCCGTTTTCAACCTCACTTCTCCAAGATTGTTCTGATGCCGGGGACGTGGCTCTTTGACTCCGCGCTCGCGAATGAGGCGGGCAGCTGGGAATGCCCTGAGAACCGCTGGCTTCATGCCCTGCTTCCATTGGCCGTATCCGTAAGCTTGGCGGACGTTGGTATCGAAGATCAAGCGGAGACGGGCCACGCTGCGGATGTCCGTGATGTCCTTCTGATCGACGTTCACAAACTCGCCCGGCGCCGCCATGCCCTCGGCAATCATGAAATCCCGAATGCGCTTCACGAATTGCTCACGCCCTCCGATCTGAAGAGCTGTGACAACGGTCCCGTCAGGTTGCACGATGGTTTCTCGAACCTTGGCCAAATAATCGAAAAGGAATCCATGAGAGCGGTCAAGGAAGCGGGCGTTCTCAACCTTCGCTGACCAGAAAGCCCGGGTGCGAAAATCCGGCTCTTGTTCGCTCCAATCTGACGCCTCCCACTCTGCGGGTAGATCTTCCTTATTAAGCAGAAAGCTGATAGCCTCCGTGAACGGTATCGGGTCGGTGATCATGAGCGGGAAATGATATCTTCGATGTGCTCGAGATATGATTCTGTAAATGCGTCGGCGATTTCATCCTCATCTGGCAGTGAGCCTGGCCATGGCCCCATGGTGACGGATTTCACCAACGCATAGACGGCTCGCACTCCGCCATTTTCGGTTTTTTCCATCAGCACGTCTTTGCCTTTTGGTTTGAAAAGTCTCCGCCCGGTGTTTTGCTGGTAAACCGATGCGTAAAGCCCTTTGGCGGCTTGAATGAGAGGGATGGTGAGATTCTTCGCTCGCTTCGGGGTGATCGTGCCGCCGGTGACCTTGAAAGCATAATAGCTCGCCTCATTTCTGATAGTTGCGCCGTCCTTGTCGGAATCGACAAAGTGCCAGCCGCGGGCGACGTCGGCACCGAAAGAACTGCCGTCATTCGGTCCCGGCCCCAGGTATCGCTTCCCCTTCCATCCTCCCGCTTTGTCAAACTCGCGATGGTATTGGATCGCAGCATTGAGCGCTGCTCGACCTGCCACTTCGTTTGCTTCGGACGCCTGTTGACCGCTCAACGAGGAAATGACCTCGGCGAGCATCGGGCTGATGTCATCGGTGACGTTGACGTTGATCTGGATCATTGTTCATACCGGCTCACGCTCCCCGCGATGGCAGCGCTTGAGATTGCATTCATGAAGGCGGATTCCAGCGCCTCAGTGTCCATCAGGTCGAACAGCTCGGGGAGCTGGGTTTGCGCTTTCTCCAAGGCGGCGATGAAGTCGGCATCGGTCACCTGCTTGGACATGGCGAGTGCCGCCAGACGCTCGAACACGGGGCGCACTGGTGAAAGCCACTCGCGGGAGACTCCGGTCAGGCCTTCGAGCACCGATGCTGAAAGCTGGTCGATGGTGGACGCGATGTCGGATGCATCCGCAGCCGCAACCGTGGTGCTCGGCATCCGGTGGGCCATCATGAGCACGCGGGCAATGGGGGCCATCAATCGCACTACCTCGATGTCCTTTTCGTCTTCGGCAGACGCCATCCACTGGTGATGCCCATCGACGACTCTGCTATCCTCGGAAATGAGGATTGCGCGGTTGCCGCCCTTGTATTCCTTGGCGGCTTTTACCTTCGCGGGAGAGTATTCGCGCTGAGTGGGTTTGAGTGAGGTTGCAGAAACGGTTTCACGCTTCGACTCGATGCCGCGTGCTCGCAGGAACTGCACCATAGCCCCTCGGTTACCGCTGGCGATCTGAGGCATCTCCCGACGCGGGATGCCGAGTGAGTATTCGAAGTTCACCCACTCGCCAGCGTCTGCAGCTTCCACTGGCTTCTTCACCAGCGGTTTCGACTCTGGCAGCGGCTTGCCGTCCGGTCCGAGCTTTGGATCCGTATTCGGATCGACGGGAGGCTCTTCGATTTCCTCGATTAGGAGTTCATCGGTTTCCGCCGGCATGGGCACACCATGGCGCTCGTAGAACCACGCCTTGCTGACTGGCACCTTGCCCGATGTGATGCCGATCTTCTCGTCACGCTCGGCAAGGGCCTTTTCATCTTTGACCTCCTCGCGCTTCGCCCACATTTCAGGCAGCTCGGAGAGGCTTTCTCCGTAGTTTGCCGAGGCGATTGCGGGGATGAGTTGATGAGTGAGCACACCTCCGACGAAATCCGCCACGCCGTCCACAACACCGTCGAGAGTTCCTTGATGGACTTCGCCCAGCGCACGGCTTCCGCCGTCTGCGCTGACACCGCTGGTGAGGGTTTGGCCAAGGATAAACTGATCACACTGTTGGTCAGCGAGGGCAATGAGTTCGCGCTGCGGTAGCGATGCCGCGGTTGTCGATCCCGGCGCGAGGATGTTGATCTTGGTCCCCGGCCTTGTCACGATGTAGCCATTTGCGCCGATGCTGGCGAGAGCCGCCTTGACCGCGTTGTCATCCTTGGAATCTCCAACTTCCGCGTGCCTCCACGGAATGCCGTAAAGCTGCGTGAAATTCATGAACCACTTCAGGCCATAGACGGCCGCCAGCCAGTAAGCGGTCAGTGCTCGCAGCGGCGCTGAAACAGAAGGATGACCGTTATGACCGCGATGGATAGAAACAAGAAAACGATTTTCAGGGAAATCAACAAACCGTCGCATCCCCATTCCACCTTCAGGGTCAAACATGAGACGGTCCTCGGGATCATCTTGGAGACCGTAATCGGCCGGATACCCGAAAAATCGGGCAGGGACAGCCTTCGTGCATCGTGGCGCCCATTCTCCATCCTGATTCTGGCTCCATCGGATTTCATTCAATCCGTGACCATAGTAATAGCCGCGGACGATGTCCTTGATGGTGTCTTCAAGACCGCATTCCAGCCTGGCAGCGCGTGGTTTCATGCCCCAGATCGAAGCTTCAAAATCCTTGGCAACGGCTTCGGCTTTTGGCGTTGGCTTCTCGCCACGCTTGGAAAATGGGTGAACTTTCCACGGCGCAACTGAGACTTTGCGCCCGATCTCTTCGATTGCCTTTTGGAGCTTCGGCCAGGTGTCGAGCATGGCATTGAAAAGCATCGACTGAAGGTGAAGGTCGCCATTCAAAGCGGCAGCAAGAGTGGATCGAACGTCCCCAGGAAGCTGCTCGCGCTCGAAATACTCAAGCATCCGGTCACGGGCGAGCGGGACGTTGATCGAGTTGCTATAGTCTGACCGAGAATTGGCAGTTTCATTTACGACAGCGACGTTAGCAGCTGAGACAAGAGAGTCGCGACGCGGCGGCAAAGCTGCGCCTACGGGAAGTAATCCGGTGGCCATGTCGGGAGGTTGGCACAGTCACACGTGGAGGTCGTCATGGGAGAGTGGTCCCCCACCCCCGCGAGACACGGCCGTCGAAACGGTGGCTCCGCTGTTTCTCGCTTTACGGGGTGAGGGTATTGCCAACTGCCCCGGCTTCTTACTCCGGACAAAGTGCGGGGCGGTGGTTGTCCAGTGACCCTTGTTGGTGGCGCCGCCTCATGGTTTGGGTCTCGGTCCCGGTGGGTCGCTTCTCTTTCGATACGTGCTTGTCACCGCTGGCAAAAATTGTCATCATTGTCGCTCTAGCCTCCCAAGCCTCTCTTTCACACTCTCCAGAGCGGACTCGTGCTTGTCCACATCGCGCCGCATCGTCTTCGTATCGCTGGCTACTTCCGCTAAGGTCTTGAGCGCTTCGGTCTGGACCGCCTGAGTCTGCTGCATTCCTCGGACGTCGTGTTGCATGTCGCGAACGTCGCCGGGGAGTGTTTTGAGAGGCGCTAGAAAAAAGACGCAAGTCCCGATCACCGAAAGGATCGAAAGCAGTCCGATGATCGTATTGAGGTTGAGCTTGGAGTTGGCGGATGGCGGCATGGTGGAAATCAGCGTTTGGGAAAATCACTAAAGACGTCAGCAATAGCTTCGCACGCTTTATGTCGCAATGCAGGATCAAGCAATTTTGAACGATCGTTAGGGTTGTCGATAAAGCCTAATTCGATGAGCCAGCACTTATCAAACTCCATCACCGCCAAAATGGCGTGTTGGGATTGCTGTTCTGTCTTCGGCCCGCGATTTGGCAGTCCGAGCACGGCGCTCAATGTGTTGGTCAGTTTGACGGCAATTTCCCGGTCATCCGCGCCGCGATAGAAGGTCTCGACACCACTGGCCTTGCCGGTTGCAGCGTTGAGGTGCAGCGAAATCATGACGTCACCGTCATAGGCCAGAGCGATGTCATCCCGACGGGAAACTGGACACGGATCTTTTGCGTTAACTCGTGTCCTGATGACCTCAAACCCGCGCTCATGCAAAATCCCACGAAGCTCATTTGCCCAAACCATTGCAATCTCCGCCTCAGTGTGTCCAGCGGCCGTCGCGCCTGGATCATAGACGCCGCGCTTCCGATTGGACATGCCGTGCCCCGGATCAAGGATGAAAGTCATGATCCGTTCCTCCATTGCTCGATTTCTTTCATGATCCGGCGATTCTTTTTGGCTTCGGTTTACGGTGGCGGGGAAAGTTTCGCCCGCCGAAAACACAGGCACAGCAGCAGCGCTGCCGCTATGATGATCAATCCTGCATTTCCGACGGGCATTGTCGTATGGGGTAAGTGGTTGCGGAGGTCGGATTCGAACCGACGGCCTCGAAGTTATGAGCCTCGCGATCTAACCAGGCTGATCTACTCCGCTGTTGGAAATTATTTCTGAGGGATGATGATCGGACGGGGCGCGATCACGAAATGACCATTGGCATCGGTTGAAACATCGCCGTAGGGAGTCTGGGCGGAAATGGTCAACCCGGCGCATCCTGTCATGGCGGCAATGCCGAGAGCGAGCATCCCAAGCAGGATGGATTTCACAATAAATGATGTGGATTTCATGGCTTAATTATCTTTGGGGACTTCAGACTCGGACTTGTCGATGTAGCTGCGAGCCGTAATCATCCCGGTGACAATCACGGAGAGCGCGAATTGAATGACCTGCTTGGAATCTGCAAAGTCAACGGAGGCGATGCCCGCGCTGGCAGCGGTTCCCATGGCGACTGCGACATAGAGCGCAAGACGTAGGTTGGATGCTTTAGGACTCATGACGAGCCGACCATGTTCCCGGCGTCAGGGAAATGGTAGCTGCGGGAGTGGTCCCCATCAGAAGCCGGAGACGTGACCAGTTCCGAACGCGTTGCTGACTGAGGCATCACTACCCAAGTCACCCGCTCTTACCGCACCGGTGATCCTCGATCCGCAGGCGATACATCCGAGTATGGCATCGCCGCGGTCGGGAGATGGTCGGCCCTCAGCTCGCATCTTGTCCTTGGACTCAATGCGCAGCTTCCCAGCTTCGTTCCACTCGCTCTTTCTGGTGGAAAGTTGCTTGAAAGTGATCGGGTCTAGCACACCCAGATTCACGCGGCCTCGCTCGATCTCCCGGGCGCCCACATGCCACACCTCAGCAATGAGGTTGGCGTATTCCTCAGGCTCGCTGGATGGAATCCCGCCATGGAAGCGATTGATCCGGAAATCCAGCTCTGCCATGGCGTCGATCATTGCGGTGCCGAGGCCGTCGGCATCGCCCCACACCTGAGACGCTTGCAGGCCTTCGACCTTGCAAAGATGCACGAACTCGCGCGCGGCCTGCATGGTGTCCTTTTCCACCCACGCCTTGATGATCCGAGCCTTATTGCCGCGACGAATCGCCAGCACGTTCTCATCACGTCCAGCTGCGAAGTCGCAGAATGCTACCACCTCCCCATCGGTGTATTCCTGAGGCTGGCCATCAAGTGCCTTGGTGAGCTTGTCGGGAGCCAACACAAGCCTCTCAGCATCCTCGGTGAACTCCGCATCATGCATCGAGCGGTAAAGCGGGTGATCCTTGCCATATTTCTCCAGATCCCTGGCACGTTTTGCAGGGTCGATGTGCGGGCACTCGTCAGACCGAACCTTGCGGGTCCAGAAATACTTTGCGCACGAGTGGAACGCCTCGTAAAACTGACCCCACGGCTTGCCGGGTGAGGAAACCCACAGCTGGTAAACCCGCGTGCATCGGTCGAAGGCCTCGAACACCCCATCCGGCACCGTCTTAGCCTCATCCACGATGATCAAAACCGGATCGGTTGCGCTGTTGATCTTCGGGTGCCATCCCTCCGCGCGGCCCGGATCATCCGTTGAGAATCCGAGCGCGAATCCACCTTCAGGTGTCTTGAGTTCGGTCTGCAGGAATGTCCACCCGGGAAACTTCCGTTGGTGCACCCTCAGCGCCGGCCACAACTGCTTTTCCACCTGGCGGAAAGATCCCGAAGTGACGATCACCTGACCTTGCGGAAACTTGCTCAGAAACCAGCAGATCAACGCCGCAACCACCTTCGCAGTCTTGCCCGAGCCGTTCGCAGCTGCCAATGCAACCGGCGGCCCGCCGAACTCTTGAAGGCCGACAGCTTCGAGCGCTTCGATCTGCCAGTCGTAGAGCGTCTTCTCGCCGAGCTGGAACCACGCGAATTCACTCGGACTGAGGATGGTCCGCTGGGTTTTCACGCTTCGGTTTGCTCCTTTTGGAGCTTGGCGCGTGTCTCGGCGATGCGCTTGATCACCGCCTCGTCCTCTGCCGACGGGCGGAAGTCACCTTCCGTCTTCACAGGTCCGCCGTTAGGCCCGCTAATCTCCTGAGTGATCTTCTCGCCGTAGCGCTTCGGGTCCCACTTGGCGAGGAGTTTCAGACGCGTCTCCACCCGAAGCTTGGTCCGCAAAATCCATTCCTTGTCCGGAATCTCAACCATCTGGCCAGCCCGCTCGAAAGCGATCGTGTCGCGATCTGAACCGTCTGCAATTGCAAGCGCGTCCAAGGCGATCCGGTCAAATCCCGACTCCCTTGCGCGCGCGATGTCCCGAGAAAACTCCGGGTTTTCGGCGGCCCAATTCCGAACTGTGTCATCGCTAGGCATCCTGCTAGAAGCGCAAAGAATCGTCAGCGGTGTGCCGTCGGAAAGGCCATCGATGATCTTGCGAGCGATTGCTGGCGTGAACTTGGAGGGACGCCCGCGCTTCTTTGGTGCCCGCTTCTTCCCGCTCTTCTTTACTCGCTTCGATGCCATGCGCTCATTTTAGCGTCCGGGGCTGTAGATAGATCAAAGCTTGGCAGTGGTCCCGACGATGGATGCCTTGCGCTTCAGAAACGCCTCATCCTCCGGCGTCAGCGCCAGCGGTGCCACCTTCTCCGTGATGGTCGCCTCTTGAACCAGCTCCCGCTTGTCCGCCTGATCGAGCATCTGCTTGCCCAGCCAGATCAGCATTGCGACGCTTCCGCCTTTGGCGATTTCGATCTGCTGGCGACGCAGGGAGATTTTCAGGCGGCCGAATCCCTTTTCATAGGCCCGCCGAAATTCTCCGTCCGGCTTCGCCATTCTCCGCTCGATGGTCCGCAAGCCGCAGTTGAACCACGCGGCGATTTCGGGCGCGGTCGCTCCCAGCATCCCGAGCTTCTCGACCTCGGCGATGTCGAACTCCATGCTTGGACGTCCTCTTGCCGCCATGGTCAGTCTCCCTCCCCGTCTTTCAGCCACGGCAGCGCTCCGACAATCTCGTCGGCGCGACCGTAGCGCTTTCCGCCTGGCAATGGCAGGTCGAACTCGAACCGTAGGCCTCGCTCGATGTCAGTCGCAGGCGCTGGCCGCTCATTGACCGCCACGACCGACCATCCCGTCGTCTGGATTGGCCCCTTTGTGATTTCCCGCCCGTCGGAATCCCGGATCTCATACCGGTTGCCGATGAACCGTTCGGTAAGCTCACGGATGTGCTCGATTGCGTGGAATTTCTGATAACGCCAGACGCCGCGCGAGAAAATCGCGGAAATCCGCTCCCCATCGAGGAAGTTCACCTGTCGTCGGGTGTGGGTTTTCTCGACGCACTTCCGGTTATTCAACCTCACCAGCTCGGAATCTAGACTGCGGCCGCTGAAGATCACCTTACCTCCGCGCCGACATAGAGCAGACAGCGTGAGCATCACCGCCTCCTCAGCCTGCACGGAATCCACGCTGTTCAGCACGGAGTCACAGACCACGACGTCGTAAGTCCCGAGCGTCCGCAAATCTTCGAGCACGCGGTCGATGTGGCGCTGCACCTCGCCATGGGCGATCTTGCCATCCCGCTGCAGGTAGAACTCCAGCCCGCGAATCTGATACCCCTCCGCGGCGAGCCGCTTCACGTAGGCGAGCTTCCCGGCGCCGAAGTCGATGATGCGCTCTCGTTTCGTCACATTCGGAAGCACCGCGTGCTCATAGGTCCGGCTCCGGAGTTCACGGAGGCCTCCGCCGTTGAGGCGGTTCATCTGTGCCAGCGCCTGAGCCCAAGTGGTTCGCGGGAGGTGGTCGTAGGAATAGACACCGTAGGAAGCGGAGAGGAACGAACGCGCAAGGGTCTCCATTTCCGTCGGGATCACGCGGACGTGAAGGGGGGTGCCCAGTTGCACGCAGCAGGCCGCATAGTCGCCTGAGGAGATCACCCGCCCGTTGTCGAGCGCCACAGCGCCGCCCCATGGTCCGTGCTTGGCGAGCAGACGCAGCATTTCCTTTCGCCGGATGGCCCCGCGGGCGAGCGGGTTTCTCACCGTCACCTGGGACGGCCTGAGAACGTGCCATCCGGTCGGGAGAGCGGGAATCGTGACGCCGAGCTCGTCAGTTTCGTCGAGGTCGGAACCGTTGTGGATCTGGTTGAAGCGGATTTCCTCAGTCAAGGAAACCGGCCCGAGCAGGTGCACCGGCGTGGTTTCGAATCCCTCTGCAGTCATCGCCTTGGTGCGTTGGTGGCCAGCGATGATGGTTCCTTCGGACACGATCACCGGCTTGACCGCTCCCAGGGCCCGCATGCTTTCGCGGAGCTTGGCGAATTCCTCGGGCGAGATCCGGCGCGGGTTGTAGGCGGCCGGCTTCAGCTTGGCGATGGGATGGCGTTCTTCAAACATCGTCGTCGATGGCGAGGAGTTGGCGGACGAATCCGAAATAGGAACCGATCGCTTCGGCGTGTTGGTCGATGCGGCGCCGTAGCTCGAGACGCTCGGCTTCCGTCAGCGGGATGGACAGACCGTCGAACTTCAGTAGGCACGCCTGTTCGGAAGCGTCGGAATCCTCCGCGATGTCATCGGCTTCGGAATCGTCGGCAAGCATCCTGTCGATTTCGGTGGAGTCGAAGCCGGTCAGCTCGAGGTCGAATTCTTCGACGTCGCCGAGATCCTTCAGCAGACCCTCCAAGCTGCCCGTGTCCATGTCCGCCAGCTCGGCGATGCGGTTATCCGCCACGAGATGCGCCCATTCGTCGGCTTCCGTGGCGAATTCCTGCACGTCCACCGGCACCTCTAAGACTCCAAGCTGGATTGCCGCCTGTAAGCGTCCGTGGCCAGCGATGACGAAGCCGCTGCGTGCCGAAACTACGATCGGATTGCGCCATCCCTGATAGTGGATGATCCGGGCCAGCATGTCGATTTGCCTGACACCGTGTTTGTTCGGATTGCGAGGATGCTGGATGAGCGTCGCCGGATCGCGCAACTCCCGGTAGCTGCATCTGATTTCTGGGCGGCTTTGATCGTTTTTATTGTTCACATGAACAATAAAACAAAGCATCTTTGAGGGGTCTACTGCCGCCAGTGGTCCCTGCCAAATCAAGCCAACTTCTCGAACTGCGTCACATTCGCTGGAAGTGCTACCGGTGGATAGTCCATCGGTGAAATTACCGCGTTGCTGCCGTTGGTATGAAGATAGATTTCTGTCGTCTCCAAATGGGTATGGCCAAGGTGTTCCTGAAGAGCTCGAGGATTCTCACCACGTTCCAACAGTGACGTGGCATTGGAGTGTCGGAATACATGGGGGCTGACCCGCTTCATGATCCCTGCTTCTTCCGCTGCCTGTTTGAGTCCGTCAGTGATGGCATGATCCGTCGCGTGCCAGCGTTCTGGCCCGAGCACAGTCATTCTCAAAACGGCAGAAGGGAACAGCCAGCAATAGGGGAGCGTGCCGAATCGTTTGCGGCCAAGCTTCTTCATGTCTTCCGGCTCAGAGGTTGGGTAGATCACTCCACGCGCCTTGTCCTGCTCCCATTGCATACGAACCGCCGCGACGTGCGTCATGAGTCGATGCATCACCGATCTAGGCAAGCGCAAAGTCCGCGATTTCCCTCCCTTGTCGTGGCGAAAAGTGATTAATCCCTTTTGCGGATCAATGTCTTTGAGCCGAGCCGTCAGAAGCGCGGTGATGCGGCTCCCTGTGCCATAGAGCATTTCAGCTTGAAGCCTTTCATCTCCGCTCATTCTGGAAATCAAATCCATCGCTTCCTCATGAGTCAGCCACACCGGGATGTTCCGATTTTTGTTGATTGCCGGAACTGTCAGCGAGTTTGGCGGGATCTCGATGCCTAGCACCTTCTCATGATAGAACTTCAGAGCGTTCAATGCCTGCCGAACCGTCTTAGGATTTACCTTTGCCCTTGGGTCCGTCGAGAGGTAGGTTAGATAACCTTGAAAATTGCGGCAAATTCCCATTTTTCTGGCCAATCGATACCGCATCACCCAACCGCGATAGGACTTCCGGGTATTGATCCGGTGCCCAGCTTCGAGCTGTGCATTCTTCAATCCCATAATTGCTTCACGATCAGAGAGCGGATTCATAGTTATTAAGGTTTCGGTTGGGATAATTCACTGTTCTCCGCATTGAATTTTCGTAGATCCAGTATCGCTTCCAGAGTATCCACGGCTGCGCACATTTCATTCCGCAGTCTTTTTGCCGTCGCCAGATCCAGGCCGTGCCAGCAGTAAGGAGTATCATCG